AAATATTTTTCTACACGGAGACGCATCTGCTGCTGAAACCATCTCGCGTTTGGCGGCTCCTTATCTCAACAATGTGCCTCTTTTGGAAGGCATCGGTGCATTTGGTACGCGAGTAGGTCCTGACAATTGGGGAGCGCCACGTTACACGTATGTGAAGAAAAGCCGATCAACAGAAAATCTTCTCTACCCAGATCTTGATATTGTGCCCATGAAGCCCAACTATGATGGATCTGTTCTTGAGCCTGTGAACTTTCTGCCCTTGATTCCTCTAGTGCTATTGAACGGTGTAAGTGGCATTGCAGTGGGTTGGAGCACTGATATTTTGCCACACAGCTTGGACAGCCTGATTGATGCCACAGTGGCAGCTATTGACCAAAAGCCCTTGCCCAATCTTGTGCCCAGCTATGATTTTCTACAAGTTAAAGTTCGTGAACTGGGAAACAACAGTTATGAGTTTACTGGACAAGTGACTGTGGCTAGTGCAACCTTACTGAAAGTAACAGAACTACCACCCGATCTCAGCTTGGAAAAGTTTCGTGCTCGACTCAATCAAATGGAAGATGACGATCTCATTCACAGTTACACTGATCGCAGCACCAAGACCATTGACATTGAGATTCGCATGAAGCGTGGCAGCATGGACAACTGGACCACCGAGCAGGCAGTTAACTTTCTCAAACTGCGTGGCAAAAGCACACAACGATTGGTTGTGTTGGATTTCAATAACACCAGTATTCGGCAGTTTGCTACTACGGCAGAACTTGTGCAGGCGTTTGTGGAATGGCGTTTGACTTGGTACACTAAAAGATATCAAAAACTGATTGAACAAACACAGCGAGAGTTAACTTGGTATCAAGCACTCAAGCTTTGTTACGATCAAAAACTGCCGGCATTTTTATCACAAGCTGCCAACAAGCAAGCTATTGTGGAACGGGTGCAAAAAATCACCCACAAGTTGCCTATTGAGGTGGAGCAAATTGATCGTATCACACAACTTCCCAGCTATCGATGGGCACAGGATCAATATCAAGACACTTTAGACAAAATCTCCGAGCAGGAAAAACTTCTTGCACAATATCAAGCACAACTGGCGAGTCCACAAGCACTGAGAAAACAATATCGTCAAGAAGTAACAGCACTGAAAAAACTCAAACTTGCTCGATAAATACACTATGCTGACTCAAGAACTAACTGGTCAACCCCCCAGACGTGCAGCGGGGGTTTTAATCCATGCAGCTGACACAAATAGATTTTTGTTTGTGCGCAGAAGCGAGTTTGTGAACTATCCAGGCACATGGAGTGTGCCTGGTGGACACAGCGAACCGGGAGAAACTTCTTGGCAAACTGCTGCAAGGGAATGTCAGGAAGAAATTGGACACGATATAGCAGCATGGCCGCATGTTAAAATTTGGCAACAACGTGTTTCATGGCCGCGCGGCCAATTCATGCTCTTGGCATGTTCAGTGGATTTGGAGTTTGATTGCAAGCCCAACTGGGAAATAAGTGAGTGGCGTTGGTGTGGAATAGACGAGGTTCCCCAACCGCAGCATCCCGGGCTAACAGCAGCCTTGAGCAACGACCAAGCTGCTGAAATTTTACAGCGTTTTCTCAAACAGCACCCACCTGTTGACAATCACATTGACAAAAGCTGAGATTGCCTGTAGGTTAAGGCATGACATACTTGCCCCAGCTTGTGAAAATCTCTGATGTTCAAGAACTACTGCAAGGCAGCCGTCGTGCTGTAATTGCAGCTAGTGGTGGAGCGGACAGTCAAATGCTTTTGCATTGGCTGGCTGCACATCGTGACAAGTTTTCCTGTGAGTTTTTAGTTGTGCATGTTAACCACAACATCAATGCGCAAAGTGCAAAATGGGCACAGCAAGTGCAACAGACATGTGATTATCTAGAACTGCCTTGTCATGTGGAAGTTTTACACCGCAGCCAACTACGAGGCAATCTTGAGCATGCTGCCCGCAAAGCTAGGTATCAAGCATTTTGTCAGCAAGATGCCGATTGTATTATCACAGCTCATCACGCCAACGATCAGATTGAAAACTTCATGTTGCGGATTTTCCGTGGCAGCGGCATTAAAGGGCTGAAAGCCATGAGCCCGTCAGCTAGCTGCTGGTTTGACCCCACTAGGCGCGTGGTAAGGCCTCTGTTGGCTGTGACACGAGAACAAATCATCGATTACAATCGACATCATGACATTGATTGGTGTCACGATCCCAGTAATCAAGATACCACATTTGACCGAAACTATATTCGTGGAGTCATTTGGCCCACGGTATTGCAACGTTTTGACATTGCTGATGTAAACACCATGCGCAGCATTCAGCACTTGGGAGAAGCTTGGGATCTAGTTAACATTCTAGCTGATCAAGATCTCGCACATGTGCAAATTGATGCTACTACTTGGAGTTGGCCACGTGTGCGAGACTTGGGATATTTGCGTATTAAAAATCTCTTGCTGCGAGTGCTGGATCAAACCAATCAATATGGCTATAGTGTAGGACACATTGAAAACTTTGCCCGAGGCCTGCTAGCAGCCTCGGCAGACAGTCGCAATGAGTTGAGTTTGAAAACTCTAGTAATCCAAAAGAACGGGCATAAAATCCATTTGCAGTTGGAAAAACTAGACACCACGGCAACAAACCAATAAAATATCAAGCATGCAAACTCCAAAAGTATATACTGTTATTCCCAGCACAGGTCGGTCCACCCTTGCTCAAGCAATTGCCAGCGTCAAGCAACAGACATATCCCACCCACTGTGTTGTTGTAGTTGATGGGCCACAAGCAGAATCTGCTGTACGGCAGCAAGTTCAGGGAATCCAAGACATCACAGTGTTTACCCTGCCTTGGAACACAGGAGGTGGTGGGCGTAATGGTCAGTTTATCTATGCAAGTGCTGGCATGTGGATCCCGGCTGATTACATTTGTTATCTAGACGAAGACAACTGGTTTGAGCCCGAGCATGTGCAAGACTGCATGACAGTGATTGGCCGAGGAGTTAAATGGTGCTACTCGCTGCGACAGATTGCCAGCCCTCAAGGTGATATTTTGGGGCAAGACAACTGCGAAAGTTTGGGCCGCTGGCCCATTTATTTCAGCACAGATACACAAAAGCACCACATGGTGGATACTAGTTGTTATTGTGTTCCACGAGACATTGCACAGCAAGCCGCAGCCGCATGGGTGCAACTGTGGGGCGAAGATCGCAAGTTTTATCATCATGTGAGCCAAAACTGGCGCAGCTTTGCCTGCACAGGGTTTTACACGGTAAACTATCGAGTGGGTGGAAATCCCCAAAGCGTAAACTGGGATTTTTTCCAACAAGGCAACAAACTTCAAGAGGAAAAATATCCCCATGGCTTGCCTTGGCGAAAATCCCGTACCTAGTTCATGGACACCCGTGGTTGTTCCCGAACAGTGGTATAGCAGATATTTTTGGGATTTTATTTTCACGTGGTTGCACAGAGGTTCTGGTCCGCAATATATTGGACATGACGAGTTTTTGTCCAGCTTAAACCACGATCAACGAACGTGGTTACAAAACAATGTGCATGACGATTTTGTGTTTGACAAAAAAACAGCATGTTTGTGGTTCCAAAATCCTCAAGAAGCCATGCTGTTTCGCATGACATTTTCCTGATTGACAAACTTGTGAGCCATGCTATAATGAGCTCATGATACAGCAAGTGCAAGATCTCCGCCGGCGCGACCAGCGTGTTCTCAACATTCTGCGCGTCATGGCCCAAGACGTAGCACCAGTTCGAGGTGCCAAACTAGCAAGTGCTCTAGTTCACAGAAACGACATTGTGAGCTTTGGCATTAATCAATTTCGCAGCCATCCCCTGCAAGCTAAGTTTGGCAAGAATCAGGATGCTATTTTTCTCCACAGCGAAATAGATGCGATTCGCAATGCACTAAATCACACCACGGCTGATTTTTTGCAGCGGTGCTCGTTGTACGTGTATCGAGTCAAGCGCAGTGGCAGTGGTCCGCGAGCGCATTGGTGCAGCGGCACGGCTCATCCCTGCGAAGGCTGCACGCGAGCGATTGCTGCGTTTGGTATTCGGCGTGTGGTTAACAGCACCAACAATCCCCTGGAAGTAGAAGTATGGCAACATGAAAATTCATGATCAAAAAGACATTTGGGGCACTTGTGCCGCATGCGGTGCAGAAGTTGCTGTTATCAACCATACATTTACAGTTGGTGATCCCAGCCGTGGGCAGGTTCATGAGTATGCCGCAGGTCTCTATCACAACCGTGAGCTGGGTGTCAATCTCTGCGGGGCGACATGCGCAGTAAAGTTTCAGAAAAAAATGCTTGACAAAACTGCGTCAAGCTAGTAAAAATAGCTTACCAAAAGCAACAAGGATACATGCAGCAGCAAACTTATATAAAACCGTGTGTTGTTGGTTCAAGTCCAACCCAGTAGGTAACACTATTGGTAGCCCAAATGGTAGAGGCAATGGTCCAAAAAGGTGATCCTGCAGCTTTTGGTTACTACAAGATTCGATACAGCAAACTCAAGGATGCACGTGGTTCAAATCCGCAAATCGAATCTGCAATTGCGTTTATATTAAGGTTGAGTTCCGCAAACAAATATGCTTTGGAATAGCAAAAACCTCAACCTGTTTTATTGAACTATACTGACTACAAACCAAGGTTGGTTGCAGCATGCTTTTTAATAGCACGCTCATTTAGAGCACAAAAAGCCAACCTGTAAGGAGATCGACATGACCACAATCACTTTTGCACAAGCACTAGCAAACACGCTTCAGCCCAGCACAACTGCCAATGGCATGGCAACACATCAAAGCAGCTTGGATCCCACAGTGGACCTGTTCTTTGCTATTGGAGCCAGCCGTGGGCGTGACATTACAGGTGCATTTGCCCGCGCTTATGCTGCGGAGCCTGATGTGGCCATGAAGATTCTCTTTTGGGCTCGTGATGTGCGAGGCGGTGCTGGCGAGCGTGAGATTTTTCGCCAAGTGCTCAAGTGGCTGGAAGTTTATCATCCCCAGCGTATTGAAGACAATCTGGCGCTTGTTCCTGAGTTTGGACGCTGGGACGATCTCTTAGTATTCAACACTCCCCGCATGCAAATGTTGGCATGCGACGTGATTGCGCGTGCCCTTCGTGAGGGTAACGGGCTAGCTGCCAAATGGATGCCTCGACAAGGGCCTGTGGCTAATAAGCTGCGTG